ATATCTGAATTACATCCTAAATCATAACTTATAAACTCAGGATGAGTTTGATTAGGTTTTTCTACATCAGCAAACCATACATGATGATTAATTTCTGTAAGTATATCATTAATATTAGTTGCTACATCTACACCTTCTGTTTTATATCTTTTACAATAACAATAAGAGCATTGAAAACCGCAACCCATTATTATAGTTGGGGTTAAGAAATCAGTTGATCTAAAAGAAGGTCTAATAATCATAGACTTTCTATTTATTTTATTAATCATTTCTTATTTTTTATTACTTAACATTTTCTAATGAGTAATTATTTATGTTTTCTATAACATCACAAATATTTTCTTCTAACATTAAATGATCATCTAATGCATCAATTAATTGTTGTTCTACATCTTTCAATGTAGCTTCTACATGAAGTTTAGCAAATTCAATCATTGCTTCTTCTACTGAGTGTTTATAAAACATATCATCAGCATCAGCACCAAAGGATGTTAACCATTCTGCTGCTGTTGGTATTTTTTCCATATTACTATTTATTTTCTATAATATCTATCAACTTGACCAAGCAAGCAAGTTCTGCTTCCTCGTAAGTATAAAAATCTTCATCATATAATTTACCTAATGATTCTCCAGGTTTTGTGATGTGCCATTGCCAAGATTCTTGACTTATAGATGTAATAGTTGAGTGTGATTGATACTTCTCTCTAAACCATCTTAAAGCCAAAGCTTGTTCTGAAACTCTTTCAGCACTATTTAATGGTAAATCATCTAACTCTTCTATTGTAGTAGCGGAATAATGTATATAACCAAGTTTTTTTAATTCTTTAAATATTTTCATTTGTTATGTATTTAAAAGTGAATCCACTACATTGTTTTTGTTTGTTTCTACAACATTTAGAAATAGAACCACAATCTATATTAAGTTGTCTTGATGCTTCTCTTGCAGACTCAAACTCTTGTATCAAATTGTTCTCTAAATCATATTGTCCTACTTTTTTTCTAAGTTTAATAGAGTGTTTTTTTCTTTCTTCAAGGTTTTTGTATCTTTCTTTATGACCATTAGATGTAGAATATTTACCTCTTTTTAAACCTATCATTGCTTTAGATATTGCTTGTTTTTCTTCATCACTTCTTTTTCTACCAAGCAAAGCATTTTTAATTTTACTTTTAGTAGAATTATTGTGACCTACTCCTTCACCACCCTCTGATAAATTACATAGGTTAGTGTTAGAGTAATAAGAAATCCAATATTTTTCTCTTTCTGCCCAATTATCATTACACTCTTCTATAATTTCCATTATAGGAAGTAAATCATTTGACAATAATTTAAATATCCAAGAAGCTAATTTTTTACTTCCTGTTTTTTCCAAACACTTTTTACTTTTATGTTGAGCAAATCTTCTTTTTATATTATTAGTTTTACCAACATACTTTACTTCAAAAGTTTCAGGATGTTTAAGTACATATATGTATGTTTTCATACTATATACTCTACAAAAATTATACCAACAAGTGTTTAGATGACACTTTGTCTATTAATTCTTTTAGTAATAACTGTTGAGTTTCAGTATTTAAAGGCATTGTACCATTTTCAATACTTAATTTCTGATATAACCATCTAAATGCTTGTTGGTATAGTGGTGCAAGTGCAATTATATTTTTAAAATTATGATACTCATCTTGACCACTAATTTCATACTCTATATCTTCTTTAGTAGTATATTGACCTATAGTTATAGGATTTGGTAAATCTTCATTTCTCCAATATCCTAAACAAGGTTCATCAAATCCAAGTTGCTTCATCTTTAAAGCTAACTCATAATGTAAAAAGTCTTTCTGTAAATTTTCCATATTATTTGTTTTTAAGTATTTAACAATTTTACGCCACCTGACTAAATTTGAGGATGAGAAGTCCTCTATGCTGTACCAATCTTCACTTTTCCTATGGTCCGTTTTTTACCTAGTCTTTTTCTCAAGAAGACAGCATAATTTTTATAAATAACGTTTTTTAAAATAACATCTTTATTAATCTTATTGGGTTTAATCCCCTTCTTCATTATTTATTCTTTTTACTGTTTTTTCAGTCATTGAAAATTTAGAAATATTTTTTTTTGATTTAATCTCTCTTATTTTCATAGTTTCCATTACTTTTTTCATTTTCGGAGATTCTCCTTTTTTCTTGTAATTGCTCATATTCTTTCCAATTATACATATTTAATTCTTGCATTTCAACCATGTCTGCAATCGTCATTTGCTCAGGACAACCTTTATTTTTATTAAGTAATTTGATATAAAAATCTTTCATTTTTCCCATAATCTTAACCCTTTTTCTATAAATAATTTCATAGTAGCTGTTATTTGTGCGTGACCTAAGATGGCACCTACATCTTTTAACTTTGAAAAAGTTACATCATCTAAAAATATAGTAACTTCATTTTTTCTATTAGTTTTTGCTTTTTCAGTTAATTTATCAGCAACTGCATTAAAATCAAAAGGAAATAGATTTTGATATACCTCGGTGTGCTTTTGAAAACTTACATGTTCATAAAAATTAATTGCTAATTTTTTATTGTAATGTACTCTAATTCTAGATAAACCTGTAGCATCAGCAACAGATTGTTCTGTCATAGAAAACTTATAAATTAAAATAGCAATGAGATAAGATCTTTGATCAACTACTACTTGTAATCTTTGTTTGTTAGCTAATTTTAATAACTCATTAATTACATCATCTTTATTATATTTTTTCATACTAATTGATTGTTAATTCTAAATTTTCTTCTAAAACTTCTTGTTGATTATAGTCTACTGGTACAAATCTGGATGCATCATAACATTCATAAGGAAAAGATTTTTCTGTTAGCTGAATTTCTTTAAGTTTAAATCCAATTTTTCCCGGTTGTAAACCCATATTTAAAGCAAGAATTACTGTATATACAGCACCTTCTTTTACCCATTCATCTAATGATATTTTTGCAGGTTTGTTGCTTGAATCAATACATATAACTTTCATAACTTTCAACTTCAGTTTTTAAATCTAACTCTTTAAAGGAGTGATGTAAGTCTAATAACTCACTAAAATCTCCTGTTTTAATAGGATATTTTCCTTTATAATGTGTTAAAATAGCGCATTGTTCTGCCTGAATTGGATTTTGATTGCATATTTTAATCAAGCAAGCTATTACATATAAAAAATCATTAGATTTATCATTATGCAATACTAACTTATGTGTTTTTGTATTTTCCATACTATAATATAATTAAAAATAGGGTTAACCTAAGTTAACCCCGAAATCTTTCCATACAATTTTACTTTGATCAAAACCTTCCAAAGCTTCAGTAACCCATTTTTCATCTACGGTATCTACATAACATAATATGTGTACTATAGCTTTATCATCAGGGTTTAATCTGAGAAGCCTCCCAATACGCTGACTAGCCTTACGTTCATTACCATAAGCATGCATAATTATGCCTTGTTTAAGGTTTGGGATATTTACACCTTCATTCAATTGAAGCACAGTAGATAATTTATTAATCTGACCGGTCTTAAACATCTGAAGATTTTCTTCTGATTTAGGATTATTACTGTGATAACTGTTAGAACAAAGCTTATCAGCTTGATCTTGAGTATTAGCAAAAAGGATACATTTACTATTTATAGAGTGAAACAAAAGCTTTGCATATTTTTCTTTGGAAGGATATTCCATCATAGCTTTCATTCTCATAACTCTTAAAATATGGGCTGGCCCATTTCCTGTATCTATTCTATTGCACCAATAGTTGTAATTCTTCTCCTCAGAAGTAAGGAATTTTTTGTTTTTATTCTCAACTAAGTAATTGTTTCCACTATTTAGTTTGAGCATGTGAACATAGATGGTATAATCATTTAAGATTTTATTTTCTATAGCATCATCTGCACCAAAAGTAAATACAACTGGACAAAACTCAGCTACTAGACGGCCCTTTTCAGAATTCTTGTACTTAGGAGGAGTACCTGTTAGACCAAGTATCTTCCCTTTATAAGTTTCAAGAAAACTTCTGTGACTATCTAGTAAACTGTGAGCTTCATCTAGATAAACCAACTCATAATCATTTGGATTACACTTGTTGAGACTTAAGTATGTGGTAAATGTTATACTTGATAAAAGATCATCCATGCCAAACTTTATAGCATCATCCTTCCAAGATTGAAAAATAGATTTTTTTGGAGCCACCACTAGAATTCTCATTAAAGAAGTTGAATTCTTACTCATGTGGTTAAGACCAACCAAAGTTTTACCTACTCCGGTACCCAAAACTATACTACATCTATTCTTAGTTTTTGTAGCTTCTAAAGCTTGTGCTTGTATTTCATCTTTTGTCATTTTGGTAAATTAAAGATTTGTTTTCTAATATATTGACCAGTCTCATCTCCTGTAGTCATAAGTTTTACAGTTTTGAGATGCTTGTCAATGTTAGCTAATACTTTAGCATGATTATAATTTCCGTATGCTTGCATAAATGCTGTCAAAAACTGAAACTTTACTGCTCTATCAGACATTCCTATCTTTAAAAAGATATCATTAAATGCTTTACACATCTCCTCTGCTCTAGAGTTGGTGATCTTGAATTCACCAGTTTTAATTTTTGAAGTACCTTGTCTAATTCCTGCATTATTTACACCAATTATAGCAAGCATGGTAATCTCTATGTCATACATGTTTTTCCATTTGAATAACTTCATATAATCTGGACGGATCATTTTCCAAGCATTGATATAATTCATCAAGTCCCAAGACTTAGAAGAATTGTTTAAATATGCCATTTTCTCAACTAAATCCTCTTCTGATTCAATTACAATGTCAATGTATGGTATAGGCATACCTTCTCTTTCTAATGCTGTGGCCAAATGCTGACCATCAATAATGTAAGTTTTCAGTATACCTTCAATAATATCTGTAGTGCAAGTAATTACACATCTAAGCACTCCCATTTTACGGATACTTGCTATCATTTTTTGTACATGCTTGCTATCAATACCTCTGTTCATAGGTAATACAGCAAATTTTGAGTAATCAGATACGTGTTTAATTTTTAATTCTTTTCCAATCATTTTCATAATCATAAATTTTAGTAATCATTTTAACCAATTCATTATTCTAGCTTCTTTTGGAAATTTGTGCACCCAATCATGACAATTTCTACAAGTAGCCCGCCAAGTGCTCTGAACTAAATAGAAAGCATCTCTGTTGGCTCCTGCATATGTATGGTGAACATCAGTAGCCATATGACTACATCCGTTCACCTTCACCATACACAAAGAGTTTTCAGTAAGATATCTTTCTCTTAGTTTGAGATACTCAGCATCTTTCTTTTTTCTTTTAGAAGAAACCAGAGGGATACCAGAATTTGTTGGTTTCTGTGTATTATTTTTGCTTTTGTGGCAACTCCAGCATTGTTTGCAATACCTGAATCCCTCATGGTTTTTCCAAATAACAGTCATCTTTTGACAACCATCACATTCTTTAAGTTTTTTCATTTTTTAATCTCGGTAACGTTACAGGCTCTTTAGTTAGATTTAAAAAGTTTTTTGGTAGTATACCTTCAGACATAAAGATAAAAATAATATCTTCTTTCTTCATGTTTAGATCTTTAAATGTCAAAGTATTTTTAAAAGAAATGTCTGTTTCAGATTCTTTTAATAACATTTCAGTAAAAGGACTTGTTGGAAACAATTGTTTAAACAACAAATTAGTGTAATGAATTGTAACTTTTTGTTTAGCAATGTTTAATACAGATTGAGCTCTTTTATAAACATTTACAATCCGTTGTTTTTTTTTACTACACATAGTAGTAAGCTCTTTTTCATCTATAGCTTGAATTCCATAGAGAGCTCTTTTATAAAGATAGTTTTGATAAGAATTGTAAGTATCCTGTTCATATTGCATATAAGTATTACCTGTATACAACTGATAATCATTGATTTGTTTTTTTAGCTTTTCCATTTTAATCATACATTTTTAATTCATAAATAAAACAGAGGGACATTGCTGCCCCTCTGTAGTTTTAAACAAAGATATATTAACCCTCTATAGAGAAATCTTCATTAGGTTGCATAGCTTTAACTTTGTCTTGAGCAGCATAAGCTGAACGCAACTCATCTACATTGTCATGGTCTACAGTAACATCTACTGCTGATTCATTAAATGTAAATTTAGTTCTACGGTAGATTGGAAGTCCACCTAATGTACATACAATACCTGTCTCACCAGCAATTTTCAAATCACGTTCTGGATTCTTTTTATTGAAAGGACTTAAAGACTCTTCAATAACAATTTTACCATCTAAAGCTTGATTAGCATAAAGATTCATTTCTTTTAAATCTTCAAATAGCCCGGGCATTAGGGCACTGATGCTTTTTCTACGGATAAATCCGTTGTCATCAATCATAGTTCTAGTTTGTTGTACACGTACATAACCATAATCTGAATTATTTTCTGAAACATTAATAACAGAGCCTGTTTCATCGGCCATTACAAAAACTTTTGAGTTCATAATGTAAATTTTAAAAAAGTTAATAAATAAATTGATGTTTTGAGTAGATGTACTATAAAGCTAGTTACTCAAGCTAGCAATAAGTAAAATAATCTATAAGATTATATATCCAAGTTATCTGATAAATCAATAATATCATCAAAAGGAATATCATCAGCTGCAATATTGTTTATAGCTTCATCATCTTGCGGATAATATTCAAAATCATAATATTCTTCTTTGGATTTTTTATTAATTGCAGAGTCTGCAAAAGGATCAGGCATATATTCACCGTAGTCTATAGACATTAAATATTGAATATCTTCATCACTAAGATTTAGATATTCTTCTATACTAAGATAAACTACTTTTCCATTAGGAAGTTGATATAGCATTATTACATAATAAATATGCAGATAAAAATATACTATCTAAATGAAACTTTAAGCCTTTTAATAATAATATTTAGCACTATATAGCTAAACAATGAAAAGGGGAGATTGCTCTCCCCTCTCATTTGGTTTGGAAAAGCGTATTTACAAAATACACTTCTTAAAACTCTTCAATTACTTCCAAATCTTTGTGTTGAACATAAACAGTGTCCTTTTTTGTAGTACCATTATCCAGGACATCAGTATATTCAATATGATACTGACTATACTCATGATATCCTCTAAATTCTTTTATAGTAACAACCACTTTTCCATCTTCATCACCAAATCTTTCTTTGATAGCTTCTTTATTACTATTATAACTAAGACTATTTACAGATACTTTACACAATGTACCATCAGGTATTACATCAGGTAGTTTATTACCTAACATAAGTTTAAAGAAATATTCAGTTGCATACTGACTAGTACAGATCATAGGAGTAATCAATTTGACAAATTCTTCAGAATTTGAATCCTTGATTATCCTACCCAATGCTTTTGCTACATCGGAATTTTCATATGTTACAGATATTCTCATACTAAGTTGTAAGTTTTCTATGATTAATTATTTTATTAAACAAGTCTTCATTAAAATTAGTAAAGAATCTTTTATCTTTTATTGATGCAGAAGGTATTCTTAATTGTTCTAATGGATAAATAGTTAATTTAATGCCAGAAGATATACTAATACCCTGATTGTCTTTTATATCTGCTTTTAGATCAAATCCTAAAACAGATGATATTAAAAAATTATCTTTCATATTTTAGAAGTTAATTAACTAATAATAGTACAGCTATAATTCCAGAAAGTCCTATAATTATATATAAATACCCTGGAATTATTGTATTTCCGTATTCTTTTCTTATTACTTCATGCGTATAAATAGCCACGAGGAATAGAATAATGGAAAGGATTGCTAATAATGAGAGCATAACTTATAGTTTTAATGATTAATAAAAACAGGTAAAGTCCTGTTTATTATATAATTTCTTTATTCTCTACTTGTTCAATTGTTGTTTGACCAATAGGCATCCAAGTTGAAACATTAGTTACACAAAAATTTTGTCCTACTGGAGCATTTAACCAGGTATTATAGTCAAAATAAAATTTTTGACTATTACCGGAACAATCATTTTTAATTGTCAATGTGTAGTATAATTCACCATTTGATGTTTCTATATCATCATTAGTTATGACCCCACAATTACAAGGTTTTTCTTTTTTACAAGAAGAAAATAATAACATAGATGCTGTAATAAACAATACAGCTGATAATTTAATTTTTTTCATACGTTTGTTTTTAATTTAAGTTATTTAAATAAAGAAAATATAAGTAATCCTACAGAAAAAGCAATAAAAACATATAAACTTATTTTGAAAGGACGTAACATTTTTTCAAATGCTAATGCATCTTCTATAGCTCCAATTTGAAATTCAATATCTAATAATTCCATTATTGTGTATGGACTACCAGGTATATCATCTAAATGATTTATCAGCCGATCCCTTTCTTTATAGAGATCACTAAGTCTTTGTTTTAAATTCTTTTTTTCCATCTTGTTTAGTTTTTATCGTTTATTTTCTTTTTTTGTTGTATAGGTGCTAAATAATAGCGTGTATTTGTTAGTTAGCGGTAATACTAGTACAAGTCCTCCGAGAATAATCTGTTCCCTCGAATTTCCTTTATATCCATTACCTGATTTTCTCTTAATGCAATTATTAAAGCTTCTTCACGGCTTACAAATCTGTTTTTAGAAGTGAGGAAGCCTTGTTCATTTTCTCCGCTTTCAGCATCTTGCAACCCAGTTACAGCACATTTGGTATAAATACAATGTCCGTGCCTATGTCCGCTAAATACTAACCCCGTTGGGCAGTTCTTTGGGTTTGTGCTTTCAAATGGTATTTTCTTTTTAATTGGAATTTTTTTATACCAAACAGCAGCGCAGATTATTCTCTCCGAACCCGTACTACCGCTAACAGCAGCTATATTCAATTGCGGGTTTTGTTGTTCATTTAAGCTCATATTTTCTAATTTAATTTTGTGAATAATTCAAGTTTTGTGCTTCTAAATCCGCAACTAAATATAGCTGCAAAACGTTAGCAGAAATAAAAATTACTACTGCCTCCAAAACCAATTACCTTTTAAGTGCTTTCTACCTTCTGGATAAAATTCTGCTTTATCAAAAGCTATCCACCATAATTCAAGTTTCCAAATAAAGAAACGTCTTTGTGCTACATTTAATTCTAACATATCCGTAATTTTTACCTCGTATATATGCAAAACGTTATCACTACTCAATAACCAAATTAGGTTTACCCAGCGCATCTCTCACTTCTTGCAAGGTCATTGTTTCGGGCTTGATTTGGCGGATGTGTTGCCAAGCTATTATGTAGTCCGTGCTCCCAAGTGCCTCGCATCGGTATTTGTCTTTCCAAACACAAACAAACAGCCTTTTATCCCAAACAACATTATCATTGCTAACCAACACCCACTCCCCCGCTTGTGGTGTCCAATCGTCTTTAAGTTCTTTTTTCATCTTTTTTTTAGTTTTTAAGGGGAGTTGTTACGCTCCCTGTTTATTAAATATCTCCTGAATCTGAATAGATCACAAAGTTTGGCACATCTTTAACCGAAACAATATCTAAAATATTACTAGGTTCAAATGTAAGACCAAGTAAAATAGTCACTTAGTGACAGAAATATATAGCTAATGTCAAATACAAAATCAAATTCAAAGACCTTCTCTTCTACAAAGGCAAATACAAATACCAAGTCTCAATGTGTTAGCCAATAGTGTTTCAATAACACAATAACCTGTCTAACGGATGAGTTCTATCTCAGTTTTTATAAGTTTGAAGAGAAGCGGTTTAAAATTATTTTGTTGTATTATGGTACCAAAACCATTTATCAATTTGCTTATATGTGATTCCTGTCACTAAGTATAAAGAGTAAGAGAATCAGCTTGTGCTTATCTCTTACTCACCTAATTTAAAGTTACTGTTGGTTGTACTCAAGACCAACATTCATTACATCTTACCTGTCAGGACATCCTGTGGCATTACCCACTTTACTACCTGCTTTTTATGCATCACCCATATCCTATGGGCAGTAAGGAGACGCTCTGTGTAATTATAACCTTATAAGTTTACTAGTTTTCAGGTGTATTGAACATGTCAATTACAGGCTGAAATCTAGGATCAACATTAATTCTTAATGCTGCAGTAGCTTTGATGTCTTGTTCTCTTTTAGCATTGAACTCCATCTTTAATCTAACAACTTCTCCAGTATATGCATTTCTGGCAGCTTCATATTTAGCTTCAACTTCTTGTTCAAGCTTTATTTGCTCAGCTGCTCTATCAGCATTATACTTTTGAATACGTGCATTTTCATCACTTACCAGGTTCTTAACCTTAGCTTTGTAATAGTTTACACGTTGCTCATAGATCTTATGCTCTTTTGCAATAGTCTCATGAATACCCATAAGCTGATTAGAGTTGTGGTGTTTGGTAACCATAACTGGTGTCTTCTTACCAGTTTCTACCTCAAACCACTCAATGGTTGGGATCCCCGGAAGCTCTTTTCTTAAGTTACTTAATACACCATTCTTATGAATGAATTGACCTAAGTGAGCAGCCATTGCTTCAGCATCTAAATACTCAGAGTATTCAGTATCTGTGAGCTGTTGCCATCCCCAGGATTCTTCCACATTATCAAGTATATCAAAGTCTTCAATGTATTCTCTTTTAGGTATCTCTAAATGAGAAATATCTACTTGAGCTTGTCTGATTCTCTTGATTTCAGCATCTTTAGACTTAATAGCTTCCATAAGGAAAGCCTGGCAAGCATGCAAAGAAGCTTTAAGCTTGAGCTTAGTTAAAAAATCTCCCGGAACAGGACTTGGTTCAACAACAAGATGTGTTTTACCATCTATAGTAATAGTCTTACTACAGTTGTTATAAGAGTCTAATTCTCTTTGAATTTCTTGTGCATTCTGATTACACAAGTTACTAATTGATTGTGCTTGAGACATACTCAAACCTTTTGTAGACAAATTTCTCATAAGTTCTGTTTTTAGAGATTTATAAATTGATTAATAAGTTTAAAAAATGGACAGTTTGTCTTCATGTCCAGGAATACGCAGAATATCACTGCCTTTCTCTTGTATCTTAGAATGGTAATGGAAAGAATTTATCTTCTAGTCCATCATTCCATTGTCTGCCGGCAAATGAATGTATTTTCTTTGTAGGAAATATTTTCTTTGCACACTCTATGGCAATAGCATCATCATATACACCATAATCACCTGATTTAGCATATAAAATCACATTATCATCTATGATTTTAATCCAACCACCATTAATTGTACCCCAATCACCTTCACTATAAATACTACTGATATCACTGTGACCATTACTAACAAAGCCATAAGGATCCCAACAAAATCTGTTGATTTTATCATCATAATGATCTTGTTGTATAATAAATTTAATACCCTTGTGATTCTGAAAATGAGTAAAGTCAAGATTCTGAGAATACACTTGACGTGCAATATTTCTCATCTTATTGTTCAATTCATAATTCTTATCAGATTCTTGTCTCCACCACTTTTCATATTCTTCTTTGGTAGGTTCTTGTGGATTACCATCAGGATAATCATCTTCATAAGCTTCTGGTTCTTCTTCAACAACAACAGTTTGTTGTGCTTTAACAGCAGCTTGAATGATATCTAATCTAGCAGCTAATGTCAAGATTTGATCTTCTTGTTCTACTTGGATCTTATATTTATCAGGTTGAACAACAGATAGAAATATATCCATCTGATCTTTGGTAACACTAAAGTTCCAACTACCACCGGCAAATGATTTAAAATCACTGCTTGGTACTTGAAATGTGCTATGCTTGGTAGAACAAGTAATACTGTTTCTACCATAGGTTACTACTTCATATAACCCTGGTTTAGAATGTAAATGAATTTTCATTTTGAGTTTATTTTTAAATTATTAATTAAGTTTCTATAAGTTGAGTACCCTCTGCACTCAGTTGTAATAATAGTTTCCAGCTCCGGTTGCTGCCACTCATTACAGCTAATGTGCTTAACTGTAACTAATCTGGACTACAATATTATTACAACTGCTCACCCTTGGATGAGTTAGAGCAAAGGTTTATCAGTCCAAATAAATAATTTACTTGAACTAATATTTTGAATATTTCTTCTTATTGTTGTTCTGTTATATCCAGTAGCTTTAACAGCATCTTGTATTGATTTATAAACAGCAATAGGTATTTTATTTTTATCATATTGATAAATTGTTTTTGAAGGTTTTCCTCCTTTATTGCCTAATCCATTGGTATTATTCTTGTTTGCATTAGCTATTTTCTGTTTTGTTTTATCAGACATAATTCTTCCTAAACAATTCTTATTACCAATACCAGCACCTGCACCACCATTAGAAGAGTTGCATAAATCATAACCTTGATTCTTATAGTAATCAATCCAATAGTTTTCTCTACTATTTCTAATTGAATACTCACAAACTTCAATTATATCCATTATTGGAGCAGAAGTTAAACTTCTTATCCAATTACTGATATGTCTTTTATCCTTAAAAGCTCTTGAGTTGTTTATATGTCTACTCAATCTTCTTTTAGGATCATTTGTTTGTCCTACATATCTAATTTTATTAGTATTAGGATCTGTCAAGGTGTATATAGAAATCTTCATAATACAAATATACTAAATATATTTGAATTGGGAAACAGGAATGGTGCATTACTACTTTGCTTAACATCAACAACCCCCTCAAGTATTACTACTTGTATGTAAACCGCGTAAGGTGCAAAGGTCAAAAACCTCCAGGCAGTTATTTACAGTTGATGTATTAAATGAGCAGTTTTTATTCATGCTCAGGAAAGATCATTAATATAAACTAGAAAGATCCGGTTCCTTAATGAAGCTTACTTCTTGTTTATACTGTTGAAGCAACCATTCTTTATTTTCCTTACTCATTTTGGTAATTTCCATAATTTGTAATTCATTTAATGGTTGCTTAAAGAGTTTTTCTGATGTTTTTATTAACTCTTGATTAAGAGTGTTATCAGAAGGCATGTATACATTAACATGCTTAGGAGTTCTAATGTGTGCTGTTGAATTCATAAGATATAAATTTATTGGTGAGGACTTGCCTGTGTTAGGTACACAGGACTTGATTAATGTTGTTAATGGTTATACTGATCTAGTCAGTATTAATAAAGTAATAGACAAATGTAATACAGTATCCTACACTGCATTTAGACCGCTGAGTCTTCATTTGAATTAAACCGAATTCCACTTCAGTCAGCTGTATTCTCCCAAGTGGAATCTTGTGGAGGAGAATAGATAATGGCATACCACATATTACTGCTGCGGTCAACAGGTTCACACTGCCGGATTACTCCCGTGTATAACACTGCCTAGTTTAAATTAAACTCACATAGCTTTATCAATACTATATGTAAAATACCTGATTTTTGAGTCTGCACTAACTTTGGATTCATATCACTGCAAATGATATGTCAGCACTATACTCTCTTTGCAGGAGAGATATAGAACCCAATAGTAGCCCCACAGGTTTGTCACTGTTTGCTAACAGTAAAGAAAGTAATTTATAGTCTTACTCAGGACTAATACTTTGTAGTATCATCAGTAGGTTGTAGTGTTCTTACTCTCATAAACCTACAATTTGAGATGCCATTACAGGACATTTAAATTGTTTTC